ATGCTTATCGTTAAACTCAAGCCAACCAGTACGCTGATACTTGGCAACGATGTTATTCACATCGCACTCAGCCTTGAAACTTTGCTTAGTACGACCTTGTTCAGGAAAAAAAACTTCTACCGCATCACGCGGAGAATAAGCAGAACGAATTAAACGCATGACAACCTCCTATTTAGAAAACAATGAACCACGGAACCAACCTTTAGACTTAGCCCGATCAAACGCATGAGAACCTTCTTTGACACGCTCAGAAATCCACTTTGCAGAGTTAGTAAAAGGAGCAATCAAACGATCACGTGCCTCAGCAGCACCACGAAAAAAAGACTTACCAGAACCAGCAGGACTACGCAAACCTTCAAGAAAATCGTCAAGAGCAGTCCAACCTTTTTCTTGCACACCTGTTTTAGGCAAACCACGCCAAGCGCGAATTGCATCTGCCGCCTTAGCAGAATTATCAGAAAGAACACCAGGTAAAGCAGCCTTAATATTTTCAGTCTGAGCATCCGCCTGATCAATCTGTGCACGATTGAGATTAGCCTGGAGCGCAGAGTGAACTGCAGTAGAACCGAAACCTGAATGAGAAGGTGACGGAGAAGAACCAGCCGCACCGGACGGAGTAGACGAACCGCCTTGCTTTGCCGAGAGAATCGGATTAAGACCTGCAGCTCGCATATCAGCGACTTCACGCTGGTGAGCAGTAGAACTCATGCGCTCCTGAAAATCCATCTGATGTCGCGCCTGATCCGCCGAAAAATCACGAGACATAGCAGCCTCACGATGCGTCGCATAAGCGGATGCAGCATCACCGCCAAGAGCCATACCAACAAGAGGGCCAGCACCAAGACCACCAAGAACACCACCAAGAGATAAACCCATAACATGCTCCTAAAAATGGTCAATGAAACCGGGCACACCATAAACAGGCATAGGCCGTGCACAATTCATCCGGATATAAGAATCAAAAATAAAATGCGGCTCTGCAGGCACAGCAATAATCCGATCAACCGGAGCATTCTCGACAATGAAAGTAGCATCGAGAACCGGAGCAGAACCAAAAGACTGTGCCAAATGCCAAGCATCAAGAGTGCCAGTAGCATTCGAACGGAACAGACCCGTAATGCGAGACGGCTTATAACGGTACTCAGCGTAACGTTCTTGATAACCGAAAACAATGTCATCGTTCGCCGTACCATCCGTATAAATTTCCTTACGGGTAACAGCCTGTTCGCCAATCTGAGCAAGAGCAGGCCAATAAAAGTCATATCGTGTTTGACGAGAAAACATACGATCAAGCCCTTGCTGGTAGGTCAAATCGGCACGCACCGAAACCAAACCGATAATAAGACAGTGCTCAGTAAAGGACTTCGTAAAACCATGGCCTTGAATCGTACACGTGCCGAAAGCGGCCACATTACCCTGCGGAGTAGTGGCATCAGTTGATGAAGTTTGAGCAACCGGAGAAACAACGACAGGAGAAGAACCCCCCCCCAGAAATTCGCAGCGTTGGAGCCGCTGATCGGGTGACGTAACCCCAAAATGACTGCGGATAATTTCTGTATAACGGCTTCCTCCCCGAGCATCGCGTTCCAGCAGACGCTGAATCTGAAAAGACTGACGAAGCTGATTGATAGTCGCCGCCGTGGCGTTTGTCAAATCGGCCTGCATACCATCGTAATAATACAAATCGGTTCCAACAGAACCAGCTTGAGCAGCACGCATAGGAGAACCAACCGCAGCAAGCTCGCGGTACATATACGTGTTATTCAGCGCGGCGCTTCCGCTTTCAGAAAAAGCAAGCTTTGTTCCATCAGAAACAACCGGAGCAATAGAACCAAGCGGAATCGATACCGCGTCGCCCTTCTGAGGCCACGGCAAACATGAGGTGAAATAGTCGTGACGCTTACCACGACGAAGCAACGAATAATCCGTGGTCAAATCAGGTCCATCGTCACGATCAACAACAACAGAATCCTGAAGGTTTTCGTCCCTGTACCACTCATTCCAGATCAGATTATAGGCACGATGAAAAAGCGAATTGTGCTCAAGAGAATTGATCTCGGTCGGAATACCCATGTAATCAGACAACGAATTGAGAGCGTGGCCGCCGGCTGCAGGAGCCGTCATAACAGGCACAGTGAAATCAGTAGAATCACCAGGATCAATTTGCTCACCGTTGAACTTCTGCCAGTTGTCCCAGACAAGACGAATCGGCACAGCGAAAAATTGTGTATCCATAAACATGTTATCCATGACAGGGAAAATCGGCGTAGCCAAACGAGAAAACGCAGTCAGATTAACGTTGAACGTATCGCCCGGAAGAGCCTCATCCAACAAGAACGGAATAAGCAGACCCTCATCGAAAGTCGTCTTGTAGCCATGCGAACGATCAAAAGAAGAGCGCGGAATCTGCACCTGAGGAACTTGAGAAAAAACATGTGATGTAGTTGATTTCATTTAAACCTCCGAAGAAACAGCACCGTCAAACTCACAAGGAGCACCAACCAACTTATATTCTGCAGCCAGGCCGATAAACTCGGGAATAGCAACAGGAACAATCAAACCTTTCGTATCGTCGAAAACCCCGACCTCGAAAAGAGCATAATCCGTAGGATTACGGTAGAAGGCGTGGTTAACGTCGTTGACGCAATCACCAAAAACACGAATAGCCATGGCCTGATTGGCCAGAAGAAAAGGCGGAAAATAAGCCTTTGCCTTGGAATCATAAATCGAAAACATTTTCAATAACATATCAGCTCCTCTTCAAAGTTGAAACCTGAGAAAGTTTTACTTTCTCCCTTACCCGCAGACGCTCAGGAGTCTGATCCTTCTTGAATCTGCGAGCCTTCTTGATACGAGCGAACTTCAACTGCTCGATCAATTTCTCACCCTGCAAACGTTCATGCAGGGACAAATAATACTTAGGAGTTTTGACTTTCTGTCCATCATGGACAACAAAATCGTCAGGAAAAACATCAGTTGAAAATTGACGGAACCAACCCTCGCCAATACCTGGACGCCGGGACATAGTGGCGTACTCAGGCTCAACCTGGACAATCTCACCAGTAGATTCAATAACACGCTGATAATGCCGCTCAGCACGTTCACCGCCAACTTTCTTAAGACAGTAGCGCGCGCAATACGCCGCGCTCTCGAAAGTAAAATCACCCACTACGGCGTGGCCATGACCCCAGAGGTCGGTAAGAATTGGAGAAACGTAGACATCACATCCAGAATCGGACTTGGAAAATAATATCCGATCAGGGAAATCAAAGCCAAACAAAATGCTATGGTAATGCGGGCGGAAGGTAGTTTCACCATATTCTCCTACATGAAAAAAACGAATGGTACGATCAGAAAAACGCTTTCGAAGCCGTTTCATAAAAAGCTGAAAATCGCGCAGACGAAGAGAATAGTCAGCAGGAAGACGATCATCAGCATAAGTGAGAGTAAGAAAACAATTATCTCGATGAAGGCTCGCCTCATGTTGCATACGAATCGCCCACTGCTTGGAGCGATCAAGGCGGCAGCCAATACACTGACCGCAAGGAATAGAAACAGGCCTATCCACATATCCATGAGCCCTCGAAAAGACTACAGAACGCTTACCCGAAGGATTGCGTTCACGAGAATAATAACCCTCAATCGGATGATAGCAAGGCATCCCATCACAGCCGGATGCCACCGCGCATAGGCGCACCGCCAAAATTACGCTTGTTGAACTTCACCGCGCCGCGAGTGAAAGAACGCCGGGACTTGCCCCGGGAAATACGAGAACGACGAGCCATGATAACCTCCTAATGACAAACACAGAGCAAATGCTCAAAATCGGCAGTAGCGTAACGAACCATGCCAAACAAAGTTACACGTACAAGACCAGTTTTCATAAAAACACCTCCACCAGGTAAATAAGAAAACCCTTATCAGGGTAGTAAAAGACTGACACGAAAAACGGTGTCAGTCAAGACAGATGATAACAAGAGGAACATCTGTCAAAAGTCGCAAGCAGCGACATAACTCATTGAATATAAATGAATTAAAAAACGCGTAGAATCCACGAAAAACCGCGATACCTACAACGCGTTGAATATAAAGCGCAAAAAGATACTTAACGCGCAAAAACAAAACACCAGGGCAAGCACTAACTCGCAAAAAACGCGAGTAAGTGCTAGCCCTGGCAAGTCAAAACCGACTTGCACGAAAGCCACCATCCCATGCGGGATAGTGCCAAAAACAAGGGGGGATAAAAATCCCCCCTAAACAACCCCCCAATAAAAAAGGGCACCCCGAAGAGTGCCACAAGCATAGCAACCAAATTAAAAATGGACTAACGCCAACG